CTGAGCAGACGCTTGGCAGCCAATCAACCGCGTGTCGTTACTGGTCCCAGTTATATTGAATCCAACTTGGCCAGTAGTTGGCAGGGAGGCATTTGCATCTGCGGTGCAATTAAGCAGTGTCAAACTACTGGTGCCATTGACATTGAACCCGGTAATGTAGTTCCAACTAAAGCAGTTCGTGATCTTATTATCGTCACCAACAGAACTAAAACTATATGCGATTCCGCTACGCTGATCCTTTGCGGCCGCTGCGCCATAGCCAATAGTGCCGAATGGCCAAGCATGGCAGTTAGTTACATAAGAAATGTCCGCGCAATTACTGACAAGTATGCCGTTAATATTGTCGTGATAAACGTACTCAATTCTTGGGCTTTGATATCCAGTAGAATTGATCGCCTGGTTGAATCCCACAATCATGCACTTCGATACGAATATATCGTCGCCAGCAGCGGTTATTGCGGTTCCCGCATACGCAGATGAATTTGCCGCTGGAAATGTCATTGTGCTGCGAAATATGTAGATGCCTACAATGCCAGACCCGCTATCCAGCGTAATTGTCGCAGATGATGAAACCAAAAGCGCAGAAAAACTTCCGTATGGAACGGTAAGCGCACGTCCAGGCGAGCCACAAAATGCATATTGTCCTTTGATGGTGACGTTCGCCGGAACAGTTAAGTTGCTGTTCAGTAAAATTTTTGTGTCATTAGATATTTCCAGCGTTCCACCAGAAGTGCCAAGCGAATTTAATGCCGCCTGAACGCCGGTAGTGCTATCTGTCAATCCAGTTGGATCAATCCCAGTAAAATCAAGCACGTTGATTGTTTGCTGATTTTTAGCCTGCTGCATGATCGTTGCAGCGCCTGTACTGCCTTGGTTATATCCGATTGATGACGATCCGGCTGAGGATGCCAAAACTGATTTTTGAGTGAAAAAGTTTAATACAGATGCTTGTAATTGATTGATGCCAACTGAATTTGCTGCCGGGGCATTAATCGGAAGAATAGTCCCACCAACTATAAATACTTCCGATGTTCCCACTGGAATCGGATTATTAAATACGATTGTTGCGCCTGAAATGATATAGGTATCGAATCCTTGGTAACCAGCATCAAAGAATACCCATAGATTTTGTGGTGCAACATAAGACTGAGATAAGGTTAATGTGGTCGTCGTTCCGGGCGTAAATCCTGTCCCGGAAAAAAATGGTCCTTCAGCTACCATTTGACCAGAGCTTTCTCCAATTAGCGCATTTACTGCCGTTTGTATGGCTGAGAAATTTCCATCCTCTTGAATCCATGATAATTCTACGGATTGATTTCCCCGCAAGGCTAATGCTAAAGGCGTAATTGTCATTTATATTCCAGTCGCAAACCATACTGCATAAATTGGGAATGTTGGCGTGCCACCGCCTATCGTTTGCATATAAACCCCCAATGTGGTTAATGTCGGAGAATACACTTGCGCAACCTGATCCGCGAAGTCTGTCGGACTATTTAAATAAACTGTAGCACCATATCCATTAATTGAACTTGTAAAAGGAATAGGCAGAGTAATCGTCTTACCCCCTTCAGAAGTAAATGCCGCAGTGATTCCATATTGTTCAATTATTCCATCTGGTCGTTTCGTCCAGAATCCATTTGCATTTGATCCATGGGTAAATTCGTTTAATGGTGTATAGGTGGTCGCCGCCAAAGCTGTTGTTAAATAGCCCGTCAATTGATGCGCTACGGGGTCGATCCAACCAGCGCCGCCCGTATCCGGGTCTGTCACATTGTTATCTACTGTAGATTGCCAAAATCCAGAACCAGCAGCTTGCAATAAAACAGCACCTTTAGGATAACCGCCGACCGAAGTGGAAAATCCTGAATCGTAAGGAAACAATCCACCAGCACTTTGAAAGTTATTTAGAGCAGTTATTAATTTAAATATGCCATTAAAATCAGCGCCTACGGGAGGCAATCCGCCAGAAGGAATTGGAAGCATAGTAACACTAGGAAACCCAACATCGAACGATGCATTGTTTGGCAAAGTTACGCCAGATGCTGTTAGTGGGATTGCATTAGCTGTTCCCGATGCCGCAAAAATGGCCGATATTTTCGCTGCGATATAACTAGACAGATTCATAAAATACCTTAATTGATTTCATAATTTATTTTAACGCCGCAAGGTCGAGGGAATACGCCAGAATTTAATAATATTGCCAATTGTACAGGTGTTGGATTGAAATTAAAGACAACGGTATATTCCATATTTCCACCATCTGCGATATACGCATATTGAGTATATCCATTCTCTACAATGTAACCATCAGCAACGTAGCCTTCAGCCACATAAAAACTTGACGTATTCATAAAAAGAATCTGCAATAACTTATTGACCGATGGAACGCTCAAATTTGAAATGTTAGCATAAGCTTTTGCTAAAATTAATTCTCTGAATTGTTCGTCGCCCAATGTATAAATTTGAGTTGTTGATTCATTATTGTAAAATGGATATGTATCAAATGGCTGAGGATTCACTGAATAACCGGGGACATAAGCTTCATAAAATCCGAAATAAACTTGCGATGTTGGCACCAACAAATTGCGGGAAACCCCAACAATATTTCCCCATACATCTAAACCATACCCGACTGCCGTATTAACATTCCATATATTATTGTAAAGATTTTGTATGTCTACGCTTGGATCAATTGCATCGTTCATCGCCTCAATGATCGCCATCATTGTAGGGCTATTTGCATACTGACTTAGTAATGTTTCCGTATAATTTTGCATGATTACACCAAAGCAACCGCAACATTCGCCGCGGACATAACGGGCAACTGATCTATACCAAAAGTTAGTGAGGTATTTGTCGCGGCGAGTGCGCTAAATCCAATCAACAAAGACAATATTTCTACGCTAGGGTCAAGAGCAGTGATATTCGCATAAAATCTGCCATTAAAAATGGTTTGATTAATTCTAGCCTTTGTCCCTCCATCCTGACCGTAAAATGATTGAACTACCGCTGACTGAACTAATGAAACAATATTCGATGGCAATGTCGGAAGATTTTTTATCTGAATAGCAAAATAAACATTGGCAGAGTAGGGCGTAAGCCAGCTAATTGTATAGGCCGGATATGGGATATTGTATGTTTCATCATAAATCACAAATGAAGTGTTTCCCGGAGCGTAAGGACTTCCAGCGCCCTTTTTACTCCAAAATGCTTGCGCAATACTCGACGCAGAGCCACCAGCCACGGATAGCAATGTGCTATTTGCTGCCAATGGATAAGCTGTTGAACCGATTGCAATGGTTGCGTTCGTTGGGTTGTCGATTGTGTAGGCATCTATCACGCCAGATAACGCAAGAATCGCCGCCTGAACGGCCTGAATTGAATTTACGGAGTTTCCAGCGACACTCTGTTGTCGCCTTGTTTCAAACGCCGATCTACTTTCAACCAAATTTCCCAATGCGCCGACAGCTGGATTCGATATCGTGTCCCACCCAGGGATATTGACATAAATTTTATTTAACGAACCAATGGCGCAAGCAATAGCGCCTGGGGTCTGATTCTGGAACTGAACCGATATACTGCCGCCAGCAGGAATAACCGCATCGGCTGTACTTGAATAGAGATAGCCAGATGTATCTTGCGCCACCGATCCCGCTGGAATATCCACGCCAACCGCGCCCGTACAAGTTACATTAACTACTGTTCCAGCAGCTTGAATGCGGTTGATGAAATAGATGTATCCAAGGGCATCTTGCCATTGGCCACTCGCTGTCGCTGGATTAACTTGATTCGAAACAAGAGCTATTTGAGCATTTTTGTCACTGATAATCGCTGTTTCGGATTGCGCTATCTGTCCTTGCGGCGTAGTCAAAGTTTGATTTACGCCGCCCCCAAATGCGCCATCAATATCAGCCTGAACGCCAGATAGAATAGCTGAATCTGTGGGAAGAACCGGAGAGCCATTGACCCAAACTATACCAGGAACATTTGTTGACACTATTAACTCCCGAATGAGATATCAGACTCAACGCCATCTGTATCGATAATTTGAATTTGCCCGGTTAAAACACGGTTCGTAAATTCACTGAAAATGACATTTACTTTGGAAACATTTGGCACAGTCATTGCCGCTGCAACTATTTGAGAACGATAATAGCTTAAAGTCGGGTTTTGACCTAGAATATTTTGCCAATATGGTATCCCTAAACTCTGGTTGTACCAGCATTCGCCCAGAAAAGTTCCTACCGCACTGGCAACATCTTGGGCAATGGAATATGGCGCATTTGCCGCCGCCCAATTGCCATTGTTATCAAGCACCAAATCCCATGCGCTTTGATCTAAAAGCATTGTCTGTTGATTAATAGCCAATTTATCCCGCCTTTAATGTGGAAGTTAATTGAGTGCTACTCATTAGGATATTAGGGATTCCAGTGCCGCCGCTTGAATGAGTATGAGCATTATATAATGTTTCAAAGCTGGCATTAACCAGTGCTTGCAAAGTTTCCCCTGTTGCGCCGATATTAATTTGAGGAGCATTCACTGTTACAGCGGTTGGGGATAAAACTGTTATGCCAGCAGAATTAAATTGAATGACCTGTGTCGGTGCAGCGCCAATGATGGTCATTAAATAAACCATATCAGACATATCATTTTTTCTATTCGATCCGGGCGAGGAAATTGATTGCGTTGATTTAACTGTGGAGATGTCTCTGTCGCAGACTGATGCGAGTCCGATATCTCCGGCAACAGGATCGATGATTACCGCGTTAGCTCCGCCCTGATAACGCATGTATGGGACGTTTTCTATAACCATATGCGGCCATGCAACTCCATTCCCATCAATGGCGCTAACAAGCGGCTGCACGCTTACATAGCCGATTTGACTAAGCCCGCCATCATTGGTGCATGAAATAACTTGCACTGGCATCGTTGTTCTCATCCCGCTTAATGCGGATTGAATAATAAAATCCGTGCGACCAATATCGGATGCATTACTAGCCGGTGTGAAATTAGATTTAGTTGACTGGGACATAATTCGACGGAGATAATTTTGAAGTGGTGAACCACGCGCCATTCGGTGTCAATGTGGACAGTTCATGCGTGACCATTTGAACTGGAACAGTAACATTTGATTTTGGTATTGAACTTGTCAAGGCTATTGTCCGACCATTCGCTATTTGTGGATTGAATTCACATTTAACGATAAATCCAGCTTCCCAATATGCAGGGTAACCAATCATGCCATTATCGGGGGATATGGATATTATCGTATCGTCCCGAGTGCCATCGTTAGGCCAGATATAAACTTTGTTATTCTCAATCGCCATGGGAATAATCGCCGCCTTCGCTACACTTTGTATCTGATCTACGATAGACCCATAGCAGTATTGATTCTGCAAAACAGCATGTGCACCATTATTCACAAATTCAAAGCCAGCTTTGGCAGATAGTGCCGCGATAATATCCTCTGCATTCTGTGCGCCAGGATAGTGATTTGCGCTTGATGCAGTCGCCTTATTGTAATAGCCGGCACATGCGGCCACGCAAAATGAAACATCAGGAAGTCCAGAGAAGTCAATGAACGATCTGAATATCGTGCCTGAAAATACCTGAATAAGATTCGATCCAACATCGCCAGCACTAATCAAAACCTCTCTGTTGAGAACCGCTGCCTGATCTGTTCCAGTCGATGAATACTGATTCATTTGATCTAAAGACATTCCATATACGCGCAACTGTAATTGTCCTGCCGAGTTATACCCGCCAAGATTTGTAATCAGCGCAGTGCACCTCAGCCCCTCCAAAGATAGGGTTGTGTTTCCATCAGAAAATTGCAAATTAATTTGCCGCTCAACGAAGCTCATTGTTCGCCCGGTAAAAAATAAGTGAGGATATATCGACTTCCCAATCCAGTATAAACAGGGTCGGTCGTTCCCTGTGTGTCGATAAATGCGAGATTGCCGATAAATCCTAAATAAGCGTAGCGAACTAAATTAACCCTATCTAAGCAAATCATTGTGCTAACAATCAGAGTTCCATTCAGCGTTAAATCAAAATACATTCCCGTATCTTTGGTGTAAATCGCGATTAAGCAGCTCTGACCATTCAAAGTGATGGTGAAAGATTGTGATTCGTCATCAGTAATAGGTATTATTTGGCTCATTGGATCGGCGTAGAAGTTATTGCATTGTTTTGAATCGGTGTTGGAGTAACTGGATTTAGCTGACCATTATTGACCTGTGCCTGACCGCTTGGCGTCGCTGTTGTAATGGTGCCAGTTCCAGTCTGGCGTACTTCCTCAAAAACCAATTCAACAAGCAGCAATGTTACGCCTTGCCGCGCAGTTCTATTATAATTTGCGTGAATTAAATTTGCATTCTCATATATCTCATCTGGCGTAACGATTGTAAATAAATCCAATGAATCTAGCATGTCCTGCACAGTAGATATGAATAAATTACGTGTCATTTCGCCATTGCCATTGCAAGCTACTGTCATTCTAATTTCGTAAGGTAATGCAACTTTGTTGTAACTTGAAAATGCGCCTTGCTCAATCGGATAGTTAGGTATCTTTCGTTCATTTCTATAATCAAAATCGATTACTGAATCTGGGACTAATGTTAAGTTTCCCAATATGTCCTGTATCGCCCATTGAGATTGTTGTGTCGATGCGGTGGATACGGACGGTGTAGTCGAACTCTGCAACAAAGTAGTTGTATCTACGGGCGAGACCGGCTGCTGATAGCCTATAGGAGGCACAGGAAGACTGGGGACGCCAGGTAATGCAGGAACATTTGGATAAGGTATAAGCGGCATTATCTCGCCCCCATCGTTCCGGCATTGATAAATGAATTATTGTTTAATTCACTGTGTATATCACTTCCCAATTGAGCGGCATTCGTCGCACTGGTATTGATATTCATATTTTGAATCTGAACTGAAGATGATGACGTGCTATTTCCACCTGAGCTATTTACGCCCATTTTTGCGCCAACATAATCATGATATTGTCTAATGTACGATTGAGTTTCTTTAGGGGCATGACTCAACCAATCAGATCCATTTTTTGCAATATCGGAATTTAATCCCGAAGTTCCCCAATTGTACCCAGCTAAAGCCTT